CGGGAGTGACGGAGGCCAGCCTGAAAAAGTACGAGCTCGGCATCACGAGGCCGCCGAATGACGTTATCGCGCTGATGGCGGACGCCTACAACGCGCCGGAGCTGGTGCTGTGGTACTGTTCGGCGGAGTGCCCGTTGGGCCGGAATTGCCGGGAAGTGCCGGAGATGCCGCCGGAGCGGATTTTCGTGAGACTGACGAACACGCTGAACAAGCTCGAGGACACCATGAGGGAGCTCGCGGAGCTGATGGACAATGGCGCAGAGAAGGACGGAGACGCCACGCGCATACCCCGCCTGCGGGATGAGTTTTTGGAGGCCAGACGCAGGCTCGATGAGGCCCTTGCGGCGCTGGAGAAGATGCAGAGGCAGCTCTGTGAATGAGGACAACCAGCGGCGACATACAGTGCAGAGAGGAGGCGAACACAATGACCGACGCGGCACAGGCGACCCCGAACATCGTGAAGGAGCTCCGGGTGGGGAACACGCGCATCAAGATAGCGGACGACTACTGCCGGGACAAGGGGCCGGAGGACGTGAAAAAGGCCCTCCGGGAGATAGCCCGGACGGCCCAATCGTACCTGACGGCGGCGGCGGTCAGGGAGTATGGATAAGCTCAAGAACAGGATGACCGTGGCGGCGGTGATGGTAATTCTTTTGGCATACGTCGCCATATCGGTCGGAGCCGTCGGCATCAGGCCGGAGGCGGAGGACAAGCCTACATACCAGCCGGAGCTCACGGCGATGGTGCTGGCGGCCCCGGCGGCAGTGACGGCGATACCTTCGCCCACACCGACACCGGAGACCACCCCGGCCCCGGAGCCGGAGGAGACCCCGGAGCCCGCGCCGGAGGCGGACAAGCCCGCGTACACGTACTACGACGTGCCGCTGGCGGACGATTTGCAGGAGTACACACAGGACCTTTGCGCGGAGTACAGCTTCCCGCATTACGATGTGCTGGTGGCGCTGATGGGCCACGAAAGCAGCTACCGGGAGACGGTGGTGAGCGAGACGAACGACCACGGGATGATGCAGATAAACGCCTGTAATCACGAGTGGCTGCGGGAGGAGCTCGGCGTGACGGACTTCTACGATGCGAGACAGAACATCCTTTGCGGCATACATATTCTGGCGGGCCACTACGAGGAGTACGGGGACATCGGCCTCGCGCTCATGGCCTACAACTGCGGGCCCAAAGGCGCGTCGGACCTGTGGGCGCAGGGGATTTACAGCACCAGTTACAGCCGGTCGATTTTGCAGGAGGCGCAGGCGCTGACCGTGAGACCGGCGGACGGCGGACAAGCCCAATAGGGCGGAAGGGAGAAGGGCATGGACAGAAAACAGAGGCGCAGGCGCACCCGGCTGTGGGCGGAGATTTGCCTGTTGTTCATCGGGGAGCTTCTGGCGGCGGCGGTCGCGGGAGCCATCGCGGCGGCCATCCTTGTGCCGTATGCGTACCGGGAGCGCGGGTACTTCGCGGTCGGCGGAGAGGGCCTGCTGATACTGCTGGTGACGGTGGGCGCGTATCTGCTGATACACGGGCAGATATTCCGGGCCATCGAGGGCCAGCCGCAGAGAGGAGGCAGACATGGCAGGAGAGAGCGGACTGCGGACGCTGGCAGAGAGCTACATGGGGACCGCCATTCAGGAGTGCGAATGGATAGGCGCGGTAGGCAGGGCGGTCACAAAGCTCGAGTGGATCATATCGCGTGAGGGCGACGCCGGAGGCGAACGCCGGAAACCGTACTACATCGCGCAGCTCATCGCGGAGGCCGTGAGAGCGGAGCGGTTTAGGATTTACCTTGAGAGCCGCTATGAGGACAAAAAAAGAACTGCCCGCGCCGGAGCGCAGGGCAATTCCCAAAACCAGCCTCATTATAGCATGGCTCGAGCGGAAATGCAATAAGGAGGTCAGAAAAAATGGCAAACGAATTACAGACGACGCAGCAGGCGAAAAACGCCCTCGTCATCACGCAGCAGTACCCGGTGGAGCGGTACAATCTGCTGGTGCCGATGCAGACCGTGGCGGAAATCGCGGAAATCCACAAGCCCGTGATGAACGTGGTGAGCATCAGCACCAACCTCGACGACAAGGAAATCTATGTGCAGGAAAAGGCGAAACAGGCCTACAAGGACCGGCCCGCGCAGCCTGCCAAGTACGCCCTGACAAAGAAGGGCCTGACAAAGCTGATGCGGGCGGCGGGTATCAAGATTTTAAGCAGCAGGCCGGTGGTGCCGTCCACGTGCCAGAAGTGCGCGGCGATGAATGCGAGCATCGGCAAGCCGGTACGGTGCGGGAGCTGCCCGAACAAGGACGTGAAGTACGAGGTCCGCATCAGCGTTCCGCAGCTTACCGGGGAGAACATCGAAATCGTGGCCCACAAGGAAATCATCGTGGACGACGTGGTGGCCGGGATGACCGACGCGCAGCGGGCGGAGTTCCTCAAGTTCCGCAGCGAAATGTGCGAGAGCAAGGCGCTCAACCGGGCCCTGCGGACGGCCATGCAAATCAAGGGGACGTACCTCATCGAGGAGTTCCGCAAGCCCTTCGTGGTGGCCTACCTCGTTCCCAACCTCGACAATCCGGTGGTGCGGGAGGAGGCGGTCAAGAGCCTGTTCGGCGCGTCCCATGAGCTCTACGGAGCGACGCCCTCGGCCAGCGACGCCCGGCGGACGGTGTATGTGGACGACGACATCCACGACGATGAGCGCGGGGAGTACGAGGCCCCGATGACCCCGATGCAGGCGCAGGAGCCGGAGCCGGAGTACGGCGGGTACGCGGAGCCGGAACAGCCGCAGAACGATGAGCTCGACCCTTCCATGTGCGCGAAATGCGGGAAAAGCCTGAGCTCAGGCGTGTCTCGTTTCAGCATCAACAATTTTGGTATCCCGCTCTGTATGAGCTGCCAGAAAGACGCGCAGTAAGGGAGGGGACGGACGATGCGTATTTTACACACGGCAGACTGGCACATCGGAAGATACCCCGGCCCGGAGGTCAACGGGCAAAACGCCCGCTTTCTGGACATCTGCAAGTGCCTTGACGCGCTGGCGGCCATGGCGGTAGAGGCGGCCCCGGACTTTATCATCATCGCGGGCGACGTGTTCCACAGCGCCCGGACGTGGAGCGACCGGGGATTGCAGGAGGTCGATACGGCCATCCACTACATCCGGCTGCTGGAAAAGGTCGCGCCGGTCATCATCGTGCGGGGGACGCCCAATCACGACGGGAGCGCCCATTACAAGATGCTCGAGACCGCTTTTGCGGGAGACGACAGCGTACACATCTTTTCGGAGCCCGGCGTCCTGACGGTCTACGGCTACCACGGGCAGAGGGTGGACATCGCGGCGCTGCCCGGCTTCGACCGGGGATATTACCGGGCAAAGCACCCCGGCCTCGACAAAGAGGAGGAGAACGCGGTCTTTACGGAGGCCCTTGAGAAAATCATCTATGGGCTGAAAGCGCAGTGCAGCGGCGCACACCCCGCCGTGCTGGCGGGCCATTACACCATCACGGGATGCAACACGGAGAGCGGCCAGACGCAGCTATTCGCGCAGTACGAGCCGGTGGTAGACCCGGCGACGCTGGCGGCGGCGGACTTCGACCTTGTGTGCTTCGGACACATCCACAGGCCGCAGATGCTCGACGGGTGCAATAACACGTTTTACAGCGGGGCCATCTCGGCCATCAACTTCAACGATGAGGGACAGGAACGCGGTTTTTATCTCCATGAGCTTTACGATAGCCCGGTCATCGACATAGAGAGCCCCGTACCCATCCCGGCGGCGGGCCGGACCTTCCACAGGCTTCCCACGCGGGAGTTTCAGACGGTGCGGCTGGAGGATGAGGACGTTGCGGCCATCAACGAGGGGGACGACCTGACGTGGTTGACCGGCATCGGGGGGAAAATCGTGCGGGTGCTCTACAACTGCACCGATGAGCACAACAAAGCCCTGAACAAGACGATGCTCGAGCAGAGGCTCTATGAGCTCGGCGCGTTTTGGGTACAGGAGATTACGCCGGAGAAAATCACGGTGACGGTGAACAAGAGCGGCCTCAACGATGAGGACGCGCCGGAGGTCAACCTGCGGGCCTTTTTGGAGGAGCGCGGGACCCCGGAGGCGGACGCCGGGCGCATCGTGGAGCGGGCCCGGCCCATCATCGCGGAGGCGGCGGAGGCCAACATGACGCAGAGGACCACGGGGACCTTCGTGCCGGTGGAAATCGAGGTAAAGAACTACCGCAACTACCGGGAGGAGGTTTTCAGCTTCGAGCCCATCCGCTTCTGCACCATCAACGGTGAGAACGGAGCCGGGAAAAGCAGCCTGTTTATGGACGCGATTTGCGACTGCCTTTTCGAGGAAACCCGTGAGGGCGACATCACCGGCTGGATAAGCAATGACCCGGAGGCCCGGAGCGGGAGCATCAAGCTCACATTCCGGCTCGGGGAGGCCCTGTTCCGGGTGACCCGGACGCGGATGAAAAGCGGCAAGGCGACGCTCAACCTCGCGGAGAAGGTAGACGGGGAGTGGGTGGACCGCAGCGCGGAGAAAATGAAGGACACGCAGGCGGAAATCCTTAACACCATCGGCATGGACAGTCTGACGCTCAAGGCCACGGCGCTCATCATGCAGGACCAGTACGGCCTATTCCTGACGGCGGACAAAGAGGCCCGGATGACGATACTTGGGAACATCCTCGGCCTCGGCGCATACGGGGACATGGAGAGCATCGCGGCGGGCCGCCTGACGGACACCAACCGCGCCATCCGGCACGTGCAGGAAAAGGCGGCGGACATCACGGCGGACCTCCCGGACCCGGCGGAGCTGGCGGCGACCAAAGCGGACGTGGAGGCGAAAATTGCCCGAATGACCGACACGGGCGCGGGCATCCGGGAAAAGGCGGAGACCGTCAAGGTGAAGCTGACGGCGATGGAGGAGACGGCGCGGGCCATTATCACCCTCAACGGACGCATCCAGACCATCGGCGCAAAGAAAGCACAAGCGGAGAGCAACATCACCACGCAGCGCGGCATCATCCTGAACGCGGACGCCATCCTCGGACAGGCGGCGGAAATCGCGGCAGGGCTGGCGGAGCGCCGGGAGCTGCTGGAACGGGAGAAGGAGCTGCTCGGAGCCAAAGAGCGGTACGAGAGCCTGTTGCTGCAGCTCGACACCCTCAAGGCAAACCGCGCCTTTGAACAGAGCGCGGCGGCAGACATGAAACGGAAAATCGAGGATACGGAGCGCAGGAAGCTCATCCCGGCGCGGGAGGCCGTGGCGCGGGAGCCGGAGCTGCGGGAGGTACATGAGGTGTACCAGCGGGCAAAGGCCGAATACGACAGACTGACCGCGCTGCGCCCGGCCTATTCAGAGGCAAAGCGCAAGGCGGACGCCGCGCAGGCCGCCCTCGAGGACTTGCGCCGGAGGGCCCGGCTGCTGGAAGAAAACGAATGCCCCTACGCGGCGGAGGTACGGTGCTCGTTCCTTCGGGACGCGCTCGAGGCGCAAGGGGCCCTTGAAGCGGCGCAGGAGGCCGCAGGAGCGACCGCAGCGGCAATCCCGACAGATTACACCCCCGAGGCAGAGACAGCCGCCCTCGTGTCTCTGAGGTCCTTTGAGAAGGGCGAACAGGAATACCACGGTATCGCGGTGGCGATGGTGGAGCTGGCGGCGGCAGAGGAGCGCATCGCGGACCTCGGGAAACAGCGGGAGGCCAGCACCGGCAAAATCGCGGAGATGAGCGGGGAGATTGACCGGCTCGAGGAGAAGTTGACTGCTCTGAGGGGGGGAATCCGGCAGTACACGGAGGTCAAGAGCCGCATCGCGGAGCTGGCCGTGTTCACGGAGAAGGAAAAGCAGCTCCCCGTGGCAGAGGAGCAGAAACGGACGGCGGAGAAGCGCATCGAGGAGCTCACCGCATCCGTGGCGGAGCTCGAGGAGGAGCGCCGGGCGCTCGAGGCGGAATGGATGACCCTGCACAACAGGACAGAGGGATGCGACGCGCTGAAAGAGGAGCACAAGGCGCTGATGGAACAGCTCGCGGCCCTCGAGAAGGAATTGAAGGCCCATAACATGGCCCTCGGGGCCCTGCGGGAACAGGAGGCCAAAGCGGCCCGGCAGCGGGAACAGGTGGAGGAGCTGATGCGGCAGGCGGAGGAGCTAGCCGTGGAGGCGGCAGACCTCGACGTGCTCAAGCAGGCATTTTCGCAGGACGGCATCCCGCACAACATCGTGCGGAGCATCATCCCCATTTTCGAGGCCACGGCCACCAACATCCTCGGCCAGATGAGCGGCGGGCACATGAGCGTGGAGTTCCTGATGGAAAAGACCCTCAAGAGCAACAGCAAGAAAGAGGTCACGGCACTGGACATCATCATCAACGACAGCATCACCGGGCGGCTCCCGTATGTGAGCCGCAGCGGAGGAGAGCGCGTCAAGGCAGCGCTGGCGGTCATCCTTGCGCTGGCGGAGATAAAGAACACCAAAGCAGGCGTCCAGCTCGGCTTTCTGTCCATTGACGAGCCCCCCTTCCTCGACGATAGCGGGACGCAGGCATACGTGGACGCGCTCGAGGCCATCCAGAGGAGATACCCGGAGACAAAAATCCTCGCTATCTCCCATGACCCGGAGTTTAAGTCGCGTTTCCCTCAGAGCATCACGGTCTATAAGGACGCGGACGGCAGCCACGTCCGCACGGATTGACAAGAGATAACCGGGGATTTCCGGCCCGGATAAACCCGGAAATCCCCGGAAAAGAGGAGGTGCAGGCATGGGGAGAGCACGAAAACAGACGGCGGAGTATTTCCCGCATTTCGTGACGGAGAGCCGGACAAAGTACGCGCTCGAGAGCAAGTGGGGGAACGATGGTTACGCTTTTTGGTTTAAGCTCCTTGAAATCCTTTGCCGGAGCGACGGGCATTATTACGACTGTTCTCAGATTGCGGACAAGCTGTACCTCACGGCCCAAACAAAGGTCTCCGAGGAGACGGCGGACGAAATACTGGACCTGTTGGCAAGCATGAGGAAGATTGACCCGGAGCTGTGGAGCGAGCGGCAAATCATCTGGTGCCAGACGCTCGTGGACAACCTTTCGGGGATGTACGCAAAGCGGACGGGGCCAGCGCCGAAAAAGCCCGCCATCGACAGCGGGGAGGCGGAGCCGGAGGAGGAAGCGCCACCGGCCCCGGCCCCGCCGCCGCCGGAGCCGGAGAGCGGCGGGGAAAAGCCAAAGCGGCGCAGGCGCAAGGCCAGCGAATTGTCGGCGGAGCAATCGGCCCTTTTCGAGAGGTTTTACGCGGCCTACCCGAAAAAGGTTGACCCCGGCGCGGCGGAGCGGGCATGGGCGAAAATCACGCCGCCGCCCGATGAGGCGATGACGGCGAAAATCATCGAGGCGGTGGAGGCCGCAAAGAAGCATGACAACCGCTTTAGGGACCGACAGTACATACCCAACCCGGCAAGCTGG